CATCCGCGTATCGTTGCACACCGGGAGACGACGCGCGGGTGAATCCAGGCGTTCCGTTGATGGCATGCAGAAGCGCCATCATGCCCGGCTGCGAGGCCGCCCTGGCGTTCACGACGAACTCGCCATCGGACAGCATGGCCGGAATCGAGTCGCTGGTGCTGGTGCCAGGTCCGCGAATCTGGCCGCCGGTAGCCTTGCCGCCGGCTCCGAACAGGCCGGCGATCATGCTGAGCCAGCCACCACCGCCGCCAGAATCGCTGCCGCCGCCACTGCCGCCGCCCCCACTGAACAAGCTGCCGAGCGAGCTGAGCCAGCCGCCGCCACCGCCGCTATCGCTGTTGTCGCCCGACTTGTTCAGCCACTTGATGAACTGATTTGCCAGGAACTTCGCCTCGAGTTCCACCAGCGACGTAGCGATGTCGTTCACCATCTTTCGGAACGAGTCCGACACCGACATGGTGCCGGTGGCGATGTTGTCCAGGAAGCCAGAGATGCCGTGCTCGAGCGAATCCTGTGCGGTCTGCTTGAGAGCGGCCATCTGCTGCCCGGCCTCATTCGTTGCCGTGGCTATGGTCTGTACCTTCTGCGCGAACTGGTCGGCTTGGGCCTGCGCCGTGGCATCGCCGGTTTCTTTGGCGAGATCCTGCATGGCCTTCGCCATCTCCTGCAGAACCGGCAAGCGCTGACGCTCCAGGTCCATGATTTGCTGCTCGGCCTGAATCGGGAACAGCGTGCCGTCCTTGACCTTGTTCTGGATAGCGGCGATCTGGGTGTTGAGCTGCGACAGCGTGGCGTCGGCGTCGCTCTTGGTCTCGTCGTAATTGATCTTCGCCAGGCCTTGATTGGCGGCCGTTTTCAGCGCTGCCTGACGCTCCTGCTCGGCAATGCCGGCCTTGCGTAGTTGCACATCGAGAGACTGAAGGTCCGCAGCGAGCTGAAGCTTCGCGGCTGACGCCTTGTCGCCTTGGATCTTGTAGAGCTGTTCCTCGGCCTTCAGTGAGTCGCTGTAGAACTTCATCTGCGCCTGTCGTTCCTCGGTTTTCAGCGAGGCGAGTGCCGACTGCTGCTCGAATCCCTTCGCGGCTATCTCGCCGTCGATCTTCGCCAGCTCCGTGCGCTTCGCTAGGTCGCCGGCGCCGTTGTCGTTGATGTCGACCGGCTGCGCAGCGATTGCGGCGCGCTTCTGCTTGAGGATGTTCAGCTCTTTGTCGTAGCGCTGGTTCAGGATCTGCTCGCGGTCCGCAAAGTAGTCCTGCAGCGACATCGTGCCCTCTTCGTAAGCCTGCTTGTCGGCATCCTCGCGAAGCTTCGCCTGGGCGTTGTAGATCGCCAGCTCGGCCTGAAGCTGGGCCTCGATGAACTTCAGGCGGGCCTTGCCGATCGCCTCGGCGTTCGCATCGACACCTTCATCGCCGCCACCACCTCCGTGCTTTCCTTCGTTCTTCGGCAGCTCGGGCGCCTTGTTGTAGTCCTCCATGATCTTGCCGAGCTGGTCCTGATAGGACTGCGTGATCGCGTCTTTGCTGGCCTGATATTCCTTGCTGGTCTTCGCCTTCACGTCTGGCACGAACACGCCACCAGGCAAAGCGTTCTTCAGGACATTCACAGCGCCAGCGCCGAGATCCTTCAGTGCATCCTTGCCGTGGTTCGCAGCGTTCTCGATCTCGGCGGCGACATAGCCGACCGTGGCGCCGGCGATGCGGAAGCCGGTCACGATCAGCTCAATGACCTTGCCGGCCCACTCGCCCAGCGTCTTGAAGGCGTTCGTGCCGCTGGTGGTGTCGTCGACCAGTTCGTTCATCGCCTTGCTGGCGGCCGGCATGAGGCCTACCAGGAACTCGGTGGCGAGGCCCTTCAGTTGGTCCTCCATGTCGTTCGCGGCCTTCTTTGCCTCCTGCATCTGCTTGATGACGTCGTCATCCATCATCGTGCCCATGCGCTGCATCTGGGCGATCATGCCGCCCATGCCTCCCTCGGCGACTTCCTTCAGCACCGGCTGCATCTCGAGGAACGACTTGCCGAAGATCTGCGAGCCGAGTGCGGCGCGCTGCGAGGCGTTCTCGATGCCTTCGAGCTTCGTAGCGACGAGCTGGAACTGCTCATCCGGCGACAGCTCCTTCAGTTCTTTCACGCTGATGCCAAGAGCGCTGAAGCCCTGCGAGGCCTTCTTGCTGCCCTCGGCGGCGAGGCCGACGTTGCGCGTAAAGATTCCGAGGCCCTTGTTCAGCGTTTCCTGGCTGACGCTGGCATCCTCGGCCATCTGTCCCATGGCCTGAAGCGACTGCACCGACAGCCCGGTGGCCTCGTGGAGCTTGCCGATGGCCTGCGCCGAATTGAACACCTCCGACACAAGTTCCTTCGTTTTCTCGATGACAGCACCGATCGCGAGGAAGCCGATCAACTCGGCGCCGACCTCGTGCAGCACGTCCTTCATGGCCTCGAACGACTTCGCGCCTTCCTCGCCGGTCTGCTTCGCTTCCTCGCGGATGCGACGCATGGCATCGACGACTTCTTGAACGCCCTCGGCGCTTAGTCGAACTCGTACGTCCTCGGCCATATCACTGAACCCTCAAAATCTTCGGCGGCTTCGGCGGCTTAGCGTCGCCCTTGATATACGGTGCCTGCACCGACCAGCACAGCAGTGAAACGTAGTAGTCAGTGCGAGCACGCTCGCGGAGCTGGTGAACGTAACGCAGCAATCCATCGCGGACCGGCCAGCGCAGGATCACCTCTGCGCGGTCAATGTCGTACTCCGACAGTTCGCGAATCAGGAACTGCCAATCTCCGTAGAAGCTGCATCCACGGTCTCTTGGCGCTCGTCCACTTCCTTCATCGTCACTTGACCAGATTTCTGGGAAGTCTTGGAAGAGGCGAGCGCGTTCACGAAAAAATAGAACAGCGCCGATGCAATCTGCGTGCGCAGTGTTTTCTTCGACTCGGCATCGGTGACGTTTCCGAAGAATTCCGACGTCTTCGCCGCAAGCTCCTTCGTCCATGCGCGAGCGTCCGTTCCTGCCGGCATGAACAGGCCGCCCAGAAGCTCGAGCGCCTTTCCGGACTCGAAGGCCGTGACCGCGATGCGCTCGATGAACTGGTCCTCCGTCTCATCCTCGCCAATGCGGAGATCAGACAGGCCTGCTTCGCGAACCTTCGCGGTGAGCCAGATGTCGTGTGCGAACGTGCCGTTGTGTACCGGCACGAACTCCTTCCCTTCGATGGTGATTTGCACTGCGGGCGCTCCCGTTAAAAATTGAGGCCGGGCACTTTCGCACCACGGCCTCGAAGGCACCGATGAACCGGTGCGTCACCTGATCACTTAGGCCGTCTGGATTAGCCGGTACAGAGGCTCGGTCGGATGATTGATCTGGTCGGCGATGACCAGTCCCTCGATCGTCCACTGGCCGAAATCGTCGGCAATAAAGCCGAGATCGCCGTTCGGCGTGAACTGCACGTGCCAGAACTCGCCTTCGAACGTCGGACCCTGCACCGGATTGCCGATGAACCGAAGATACATATCCACGCTCGACGCCGTGCCACCGCGTACCGTGTTGAACTGATACGTCGCGTAGGTGTAACCAGCCGTCAGCGTGCCGACACCGACGCCGGCGCCACCGGGGATGATGTAGATACGGCCGCGCGTCGCATCCAGCGTGTAGTCGGTGCCTGCAACGAGCGTGGTCGCGCCGAGCTTCAGCGTGACGGCGCTGACTTGGCGGAACTGCAGCGAGTACCAGGCGCCGCCCTGCGGGTTGCTGGTCACGGTTTCGCCAGGCGTGCCGCTGACGGTTGCGCCGGTGACGTTGATGCTGCCCTGCGAACCCATGAGGGTGTTCATCAGGTTGAACAGTGAATACTCGTCGCCGGTGATCTTGATCGTGTGGGTCTGCTGGATCACTGCGCGCGCATATAGCGAGCTTGCCTGATCCATCGACTCAAACTTCTCCTTCGTGGTCGCCTTCGGTGAGATCTGTAACGCCGTGCAGTTGCCCAGATCGAATTCACCGGTCTTGATGTAGACGCCACTTACCAGAGACAGACGATCGCCGAAAATCTTTCCGCGTCCGAGCATCACGTTTGCGCCGTTCGGAGCGGTTGCGAGAGGTGCCGTAGGCATTTTCAATTCCTCCAAGGTTGAGAGATTGGCTTCGCTTTCCGCTCTGCCGTTACTGCTTGGACGTCTAAACGCATATGCACTTAAACGTCTATACGTCCATTCACTACTGCGTCAGTGCTGCATCATCCCGTCGCGTTTGGTACGTGACGCGGAAGTCCATCGCGACAGCGGCGACGGCATAGTTGCCCTCGTCGTACTGCCAAGTCAGTTCATGCTCCACGGCGTCCTGCGCGAGTCCGCCGATCTGCGAGCCGCCCAGTGATCGAGCAACCCAGTCGACAATCGGATCGAGCGCGCCATCTGCCGGGTCGCCGCTGGCGTAGATCACGAATCGCAGGTACAGCGTGCGCACGATCAGCGGACCCCAGCGGCCCGTCTTGCCCGGGTCGACTTCCTCGCGCACCGGAAACGCCGTGATGGCAGGAAGCTGTGACTGCTCACTCGGCTGCATCAGCGTGCGCACGCATTGCGGCACGCCGCCAGGCGTCCCTGTGTTCACGGCCGCGACTGCTGCCTCGATGATTTGCTCGCGAATCGTCGACATGTCAGTTCGTGCACAGCAAGTGCGTGATGGCGCCATCGGACTGCTGAAGGCGCTCGCGCACGGTGTAGGGAACGCCATCGACCGTGATCGGCTTATTGATCGCGTTGTTCGCGATGAGACTCGGGAACACCGTGGTTTGAAGCATCACCGTAATGGCCTTGTTGGTTACGCCGGCGATGCCGTTCTGCTGAAGCGTGACGGCATCGACGTAGTCGACGATGCCCTTCGCCGTGACGCCGTCAAACACCACGGCCACGCCGAAGTCGGCGAGCATCGCGGGAATGTCGGAATCTGCGTAGAAGTGCATCGTCTCAAATCCAGTAAAGGCGGCCGACCGAAGCCGGCCGCCTGGTGGTTACTGCTGCTGCTCGCCGGCCTGTTCGCCCGACTGCTCGCCGGTTTGCTCGCCGGTTTGCTCGCCGGCCTGGGCATCGTCGGCCGGAGCCGATTCACCCTCGCCGCCT